TTAGGCATTTCCCTGCGATTTTGTATAATTGCTGATAAGCACCTCATGGAATTCGCCTGTGGAAACACTGGGCAGATTGTTCCGCCGCACCAGCGGCGTGATTTCGCAGTCTTCGTATAACTTACGGACAGCTTCGCAATCATTATATGAAAGCAAAAAGCGCCCGCGAATATTATGTAAAACTCGTGCCAAACGCTCATGGTCAGCGGTGCTGAATGCTGCTTGGTAGTACTTTTCCGTCCCCATATAGGGCGGGTCGCAATAAAATAGAGCGTTTGGGCGGTCGTAGGTGCGAATCAGCTGCTCGAAGTCCAGATGCTCAATTATAACCTTTCGCAGCCGCTCTTGTACGGGCGCAAAAGATGCAGAAATGTTGCCTGCAATCTTAGGCGCAGTCGCAAAAGTACGGCGGTCGCAGCCAAAGCTCATCTTGATTAGGTAGAGACTGCGCGCCGCGCGCTGGATGTCTGTCAGGCCTCTGCAGTCGGTTTGCGCGGCGCTGTCAAAGAACACCTCGCGGGAGTCCGGCAGCAGGGCAAGCTCCGCCGCGACGGCCTCCGGGTGGTATTTAATGCAGCGGTAAATGTTGATTAGACTGCCGTCGGCATCGTTAAATACCTCCATTTGCCTAGTCGGGTCTTTGCCAAACAGCACCCATCCTGCACCTCCGAAGACCTCAATGTAACGGCCAACGTCATCTGGAAATGCCGCCAAAATTTCGCTGCGCAAAGCGCGTTTTCCGCCAATCCATCCGATAAAACTGTTCATGTGCAATCAACCTTTCTGGGGCGATAGGATGATTCGCACAAGAGTATTATTTGTCTGTGGCAATGTTTTGCAGGCGCTTAACAAAATCCGCAATGTAGTTCGAGCCGCGGGACGCGAGGATGCCTGTCAGAATCATGCCAAGCCATGGGACAGCAAACGATACGCCCAATGCATCGTAAACATCCGCACCCGCCGCCATGCACAACGCGCAGCTGATAATCAGCGCTGCCAACTGCGTGGCGGCGGTCTTGCGGTCACCGTCCAGCGCAGCCTTCCCGATGCTCTTTCCAAGCTCAACAAGTCCCTCAACAGTGATGGCCATAACAATAGATAGTGCAATCATACTCATAAAAATCTCCTTATTCTGTCACATACTCCGCTAGGTAAAGTCCCCGGTCAGTCAGCTCCAACGCGGCGCACTTGCGCATAATGAGCCATGCGTCGCCGCTCGACACAGGCCCAATGGTCAAGATCTGCATGATCTGCCCGCCGATCCGCTCGGCCTTGTACAGCCCTGCTTCCACCAGCCCAAGCCCCTGCGCCAGCTTGTACAGCGTCAGTGCATCGCCGCTGGATACGGGGCCAATGGTCAGCTTTTGCAGCGGCAGCGCGTTTGGCTTCGTGTCGGCATCCGGTTCGGCAGTCTTGTGGCCTTGCAGCCCAGCCTGGATCATGATCTGCTCATAGTCCTTGTAGACCTTATTGCAATCCAGATGGCTGCCAAACCCCGGCACGCCCAGCGCGTTGGCGCTGCTGTACTGCCACATTCCATGTGGCAGGGGGCAGGTGCAGGCTGAACCGTACTGCGCGGGCCAGCAGTCGAAGCAGGTCAAAGCCTGCCAGTCCAGGCGATTGCGGATGAAGTCAGTCGAGGCATACAGGATGCCGTAGTAGCCCGCATCCTGCACCTCGCCCAGGAACGCTTCCACCAGCGCGGTGCGCTGCGCGTTGGTCAGGCGCAGGATGCACGGCTCATACTCAATGTCATAGGCCACCGGCAGGCACAGATGCTTGCCCTGGATTGCGGCCAGGCAGCAGCGTGCTTCCTGCCGTGCTTCCGCCGGTGTGCTGGCATAACTGTACCAGTACACGCCGTACTGGATGCCCAGCCGTTCGCACTCTGCACTGTTGCGCTCAAACTGCGGGTCAACCTGGTTCTTGTACCGCCCGTACCCCGCGCGCAGCATCGCGTGCGTCACGCCCGCATTTTTGACCGCTTCCCAGTTGATTTTTCCCTGGTGCTTACTGACGTCGATCGCGTTGTAAATTACATCCATGGCGATTCCTTTCTTTTTTTTGCAAAACAAAAGGCCCTCCGCCCCGGTCGGGGGGGCGGAGAAGCCGCGAAACGATTTTGTGAGTTGTCCTTATATCCAGCGGTAATGGGGCTTGTCCTCGCCGTAGAGTTGCCAGCGCAGCCAGTCATCCAGCAAGATGGCGGCAGCGGACACGACGATCCACGCGGCGGAAAACGGCAGGCAGATCTGCCCCATCAGGTTGAACGGCATATCTGTGTAGTCCCACACGCCCAGCCCAAGCCAGAGGTTGAGCACGCACCCGGCGGCGAACTCGGCAGCCGTGACCATTGCCGCACCAAGCAGGCATTGCCCCCAGAACGGCATTTCCCACGGCAGCCACTCGTTCAGGCCGCCAAGCAAAAGAAAAAGGACGCCGCCCAAAATGGGCATCGTCCAGTGTACGGGGAGCGTCCCCGCAAAGTATCTCCAGTGCAGCTCGATCTCAAAATAGGCTATCGCGCCGACGGCAAACAGCGCCGCGTGCTTACTCAGCCGCCACATCCGCTGTCTCCTGCTGTGCCAGCAGCGCCCGCAGCACGTCCGTTCGGTATGCTTCCGGGATGTCCATGCCGTAGGTCACGCCGCGCAGCTCGGTCACGGTCTCCAGCGCCAAAATGTAGCCGCGCAGGGCGTTGAAATAGCTTTCCTGGTACAGCTTCCACCGGGTTGCGGCATCCGCAATCCGGCCAAAGTCTGCGGCGGAATAGTAAGAACATTCCTCGCCGTCGGCGTGGTATGGGACGCTATCGGCCCCAGAGGCCACACGCCCCTGCAAGCTCAATAAATTCAACTGGTCTTCCAGCGTCAAAGAAAAATGCTTCGTTTCTCCGCCGGTCAGCGTCACGTCCACGCCGCCCACAATGGCTGCGTTGCAGGTCGCCGACATCTGTGCCACGGTCTCGGTGCGCACGTCCTCCACGCTCTGCGCTTTGGTTCCGGGCGTGTACTCCCACCACGCTTCAAAATCCGCTGCAATATCCTCTGCACTCACGGTGCCGGGCACGCGAATTTGGCGTTCCTCGCACTGCCAGCAGGTGGCGACGTCGCCGTTTTCGCCAGTTGTTTCCGATTCGGCGATGCTTTTTCGCAGAATTACATCGGTCTCGCTGCCCAGCGGGAAAACTTCTATTTCGGTAGGCCTTTCGGTGTATTGTTCAGCCATTATGCTGCCTCCAATCTCAGCTTGTGCAGTTGCTTGCCCCGCCAGGAGGCGGAGCGCTTGGCTGCTTTTATCAGTTTGTATACGTTATATTTGGTGCAAAAGCCCCGGCTGTCGCTGTGCTTGATTTCGCCCCACTGGCTCAAAATCCGTTGGGCGCGCCACCATGGCACATAGCCCAGGGTGTCCAGGTTCCGTTGGGCGCGCAGAATTGCCCGCCGCAGCCGTACAAAATTGCGGCCCCGGATAATGGTATAGGTGCGGCGCACCACATACCCCATCATATCCAGCCCAGGGGTCCTCTGGCGGCTACCCTTGCGGCGGCGGTTCCGCTGCTGGCGCTCCTGTACAAACGATGCAAAATGCACGATTTGCCAGGCGCTCTTGATGGTCAGCCCCAAGGTTTCTTTGGCCCAGCGCGTGGTGTCCCGCATCACCTTTTCCAAGTTGGATATGCGGCCATATACCGTGATGTCATCCGCATAGCAGGTGATGGCCAGCACCATCTTCAGGCTTTTGTCGCGGCGCACCTTGCGGTGGCTCAGGATGTAGCGCAAAACATAGCTCATCACATAATTAAACAGTCAGCAGGGCAGGTAGCCACCGATCAGTAGCACCCCATCTGGGTAGTTCGCCATGATGGCCTCCACCAGCCACAGCAGCACCTTGTTTTTGCCAATGTCCCGGCGCAGCAGGGTCATAACGCACTCCACCGTGGTGGAGGGGTACGCCTTTCGCACATCACACTTGGCAGCATCGGTTTTGTGATGCAATGCCCGGCGCAGAATACGTTCGTTTTGCCGCTTGCCCTTGATTTGGCCCTTGCCCGGCAGGCTGCCATACTGGATGGGCAGCAGCTTGGCCCGGAACAGCGGGTCCAACGCACCCTTGGCAATGTACTCAAATACCTGTTGCTTGGGGCTTTCCTCGCAAATATCCCGCAGCTTGCCATTTTCCCGCAGCTGGAACTGCCGTACAGGCTCAAAGTGTACATCTCGCGCCAGAATATCTGCCTGGGCCTGCTCGGCCACCGCGTCAATGGCATCCAGCGTTTTGCTGCAGCTTTGGTCCTGTATTTCCTGCTTCAGTTCTGCTTTTGTGATTTTCCCGGTTGAAATCAATAGTTTTTGGAATCTTCCTTTTGACCTTTTTCCAATAAAGCACAGATGCACTTGCTGCCGGATAAACTCCAAATCCTCAACATTTACATCTGCCGGTTTACAGTAGGTCTTCACCAGTTTCACCTCTTGGTTTGTGTCTTCGGTGGCGTTCGCCACAGCTACTAGCCTCCGCTGGTTTCAGCACAATTTTCCCGATAGGGGCGGAATATACGGCGCAATATATATTTTCGGTGCAAGGGGCACTTTGCCCCCAAACTAAGCCAGGCGAGCCAGCAGACCCGTTCCAGTTACTGTTACCTGTTGAATTGTTAGAATTGCGCGCGGGCAACCCCGCATTACCATTGTTATTAAGGTTGCAGCAGGCCCACGCGGCACGGACCCCACTCCCACCCCAATAGCAGAAGGTGAAAACAGCAACTAACTCAAGAAAGCTGACGAATACGCCGTACATCCCACAGGAATTATACCATATTCCTGATGCTTGAAAAAACCCAAAATCAAAAATCTATAAACGGCTGCCGCTTCGCGGCAGCCGTTGGGGCCGTTCCACAGTGGGTGCGTGCCTGATTTGTCTGGGTGACAATGGGGCTTGCGCCCCCTCTTGCCCCGGCTGCGCCGGAACAATTCACCCCTGTGTCACCCAGCCAAACCAGGCGAGCCAGCAGACCCGTACCAGTAACTGTTACCTGTAGAACCGCCAGAAATGCGCGCGGGCAACCCCGCACTACCATAGTTACCAAGGCCGCAGCAGGCCCACGCGGCACGGACCCCACTCGTTGCCAGACCAACGTAGAAGCCAGCCTTACACCCGGTACCGCTACCGGCTACCGTGCTAACGGTATCCGGCCACAGAACTGCTTTATCCTCTGCCACTGCCGTATCCTCAATGTACTGCCAGCCGCTGCTGCTCCCAGCGGGGAACACCAGCGTCAAATCCTCTTGCTTGGTGTAATCGCTGGTAATGCTGCTGCCGTTCACCTTGCTTTGGTCGTGGCAGGTGTAGCAATCAAAGGTGTAGTTGCCATCCGCATCCGTGCCCCACTGCCACAGCTCATCACTAATAATTAGGTATGCGCCAATTCGGAACTCGGTGCGCTGTATCAGCCCCGGTTCTTTTCCTGTGGTGGGGCTGTACCGGCTGCCGTCATAGCCCTGCACCGTATCGTTCCAACCGCTCCAGTACGGCATAGTGGAGATGTAGGTGTCGGTGGTTATGTCAAATGGCGTCTCTGTGTCCAGGTTTACAGCTTTATAAGCAGTGCCATCTACCGTTACATCTGTGATACTCTTAATGCGCACGTTTTTGGCCAGCTTGTACATACTGGCTGTACCGCGATCGGCACTGGTGCCCGTCCCGGTATCGCCCACAATGACGCTGCTGCCGACAAAGAGATTTTTCGCCTGCGTGGCGGTCAGCAGCACGCGGGTTACACCGGTCTCAGCTGCGGCAGCCTTATACTGGTAATTGTACGCCGTGCAGCCTTCAATCGTGCCGGAGTTGCCCTTGCGCGCGTACTTCAGCCGGATCATGGCAAGCTGCCACTTGATCAGGTTGCCGCTCGCGCCGCTGTACTGCGACCCGCGGGCGCGCCATTTGGCGACGTCTGTGTTATGGCTGCTGTAATTGAGCGGCGGCAAGCCCGTGCCGCAGGTGACGTTACCGTCGGCATCCAGCCCCGCTGCATAGGCCGGGTTGCCGATGTAGGCGTGGACTTTGCCCGTGCGGTCAGTGCCCTGCGGCCATGTGTCATAGCCTGTGGCGGGGCGGCATTGCATTTTGAAGTAGCGGTAACCATCCTCGTTCCACTCGCGGGTGTATGTATTTTTTTGCAGCGCCCAGCACAGGTGTGTGCCGCCGCGTACCTCGTCATAGCTGTCGATAAACTCGACGGCATAGATGGTGTGGCTGCCGTCTGCGGCCTTCTCGGCGGCCACAAGGACGCTCCAAAACTGCGGCAGGTGCGCAAAGTCGTCCTGTTCTGCTGTTGTCTCGGTGCTTGGGGTACAGGTAAGCCTCGCGCTGTCGTCCGTCAGCTCGCCGATGGCCGTCTCGCTTGTGGGAAATAGTGGAAACTTCACGCCGTGCACGCGGTCATCGTCCAGCACAGTGCCGAACCAGCGCTCTAAAAGTTCGTTGCGGGTGGTGGTGCCTTCCGTCCAGTTGGCCCGCCACCACTGTACAAACAGGCCGTTCACTTCGGCCACTGTGCTGGCGTTGTTCACCAGCGCGTTGTACATTTGGTCGATGGCTGCTGTGCTGCCGCTGGCCAGCACGCTGGCTTTGTGGACGGCCACAAGCTCCGCCTGCATCTTTTGCATCGTGCTGTCCCGCACTAAGTCAACTACTTGCGTTGACATGGTTTTGCCCTCCTTAGTCTGTGTCTGTTGTATAGATCATGGATAAATGACCGTCGCTTTTGTCCACTGCCCAGCCGATGTTTACCAGCCCGGCATAGCCCGCCGCTTCCAGCGCACTTGCGGCTGCTGCCTTCATGCTAGCCGCTGCCTCGTCCGCGCTGGCCTTGGCGTTGGCCTCGCTCGTCGCGGCGGCGGTTTTGCTGTCGGCTGCGGTGGTAGCGCTGCCTGCGGCAGAGTTCGCGCTGCTCGCCGCCGCGCTGGCGCTCTTGGCCGCAGCATCGGCACTGGTTTTGGCGTTGCTCTCACTTGTGGCCGCTGCCGTTTTACTGGTGGCCGCGGCGCTGGCGCTGTTAGCCGCCTCCGCTTTACTGGCAGAGGCTGCGTCCGCGCTGGATTTCGCGCTTTTTTCGCTGTCGGCGGCAGCTGAGGCTGACGCTGCCGCCGCCTCGGCGCTTTTGGCGCTGGCATCCGCGTTGGTTTTGGCGTTGGTCTCACTGACCGCGGCATTGGACTCACTGGCCGCTGCCGCCGCTTGGCTGGCAGCACTGGCAGCGGCGCTTTCTGCCGCTGCGGACTCGCTACCAGCTGCAGCGCTTGCACTTTTGGCAGCGGCCTCGGCACTGCTCTGTGCGTTATCCTTTGCGGCGTCCGCCTCGCCTTCGGCAGCCTCGGACGCCTGCTGGCTTTTTTGCGCGGCAGCCTCGGACGCTTTGGCCGCCTGTTGGCTGTCCGCCGCCATCTCGGCACTCTTGGCCGCAGCATCGGCGCTGGCACTTGCGTTGCCCTCGCTGGTCGCCGCTGCCGTTTTGCTGGCAGAGGCCGCATCCGCGTTTTCGGCCGCCGCGCTGGCGCTCTTGGCTGCCGCGTCCGCACTTTGGGCCGCGACCTGCGCGTTGCTGCCGGTCTGCGTCAAGAGCTGCTCCAGCAGGCTTGGCGTGGCGGTACTCTCAGTGCCGCCGGTCGGTGCGTGGTCGCGCACCGTGTAGCGCACATCCGCGCTGATAATTTTTTCGTTGTCGGCTAAGCCCTCAAACACAACTCGGCCCGTCTGCGTTGGCCGGTTCGTCGCTTCCGGCGGCACGGTCAGCAGGCCGTCCGTACCCAGCGCCACGCGAATGCCAGGCGTGTCCCAGTGGTCGGGAGGATAGGTCGGCCAAAAGGTCGCCGTCACCAAAGTACAAACATCCCACGGCTCGGCTAAAGTTACCTGGATGGTTTCATGCCCATAGCTGCCCCAGGTGCCAAGGGCGATTTTTCCGGTCGCACTCTGCCCGCTTTCAGACGCGGCCTGCGCGTCATAGCCAGACAGGGTGATCTGCCAGATGGATGCCATGGAGTTCACCTCTTTCTCGTTACGTCATCAGTCGGCGCGCTTTCGGTCTGGTCGCCCTTGCTCCGCGCCTGCGTCATCCGCGCGATTGCGAGGTTAGCCTGTGCCGTCGCGTCCTGTTTCTTCGGCTCTTCGTCCGCGTCCTGCTGCATCTGCGCGCGCACGGCCTGCAAAATGTTTTCCAGCACCAGCTCGTCCACTGCCAGGCTGAACCCGTACCGGTTGAACGTGCCCTCCACGTCCCTCCGCAGGTCATGCACGCGCTTGTCAATGCTCTTCATCTCAGCCCTCCAAATGCGCCGCCGCGTCGGTGCGGATGGTGGCGATCGCCGTCAGCACGTCCTCGTCCAGTACAACGTAGTTCTTGCGGTTGTTGGTGCTCACAATGTTGCCGTCTGCGTCCAGCACGCTGTAAGAGAGCGTCACCCGCTCCCCCTCGCCGGTCGTCAGCACGCTAAAGCCTGTGATTTTGTTCATGGTCAAATCTCCTTTCAACTCGCTTCTTCTATCGTCAGTGGCAAACTCACCGCCGCTTCTGTTTCCGCCGCGTCCAGCAGGGCCGCGCCCCGGTTCTCCTCCTCCGGGTACTTGGCATCGCTCACGTCGGCGTACACGCCCTCAAAGCCGCGCTGTACGCCCCAGCACACCCAGTCAAAGCACTGTCCCGCCGGGCCGTGAACGATTGCGCCAAAGGCCGTTTTTTCTGCCCACAGCGCGGCGCTTGCGCCCGTCGGGGTCAGCGCCCAGCGCAAATCCTGCGTTTCGCTCACGGTCTCGCGGTAGCGCGGTTCGGTTGCGATGTAACAAAGGCCGGTTTCATCACACTCGCCGCTGCCCGCATCGCAGAACATCGGCTCCGGGCTTTCCACCGCGTTGATGGCCAGGTTTCCAAAATCGGTGCGTACAATGCGGTTCTTGGCGTCCCACGCGCTCAGGGAACGGCACTGGATGCCCTGGTTCACCTCCAGTTTTCCGCTGCACCCCACGCTGTTGTCCACCTGCTCGATCGTGATGCCCTGAAAGCTGCTGTCGTGCCACCATCCGTATTTCTGGTAGCGGGTGTCCGCGCAGAAAATGGTGGTGTCGCCCTCCGTCGTGGTTTTCAGCCCGTTCTGGATCACCCCCTGCGACATCCCGCTGCTGGTGGCGGTGCCCCCGTACCACTGGATGCCGCTCTTGTCGATGTACACCCGGTTCCCGTCGCTGGTGCCCATCCGTATCCAGGCGTTGTCCAGGTCGTACACCGTGGTGTAGTTGAGATTGTGTATCTGGCCGGTGGTAATGTTTCCGCCGTTGATGATCGTCTTGTCCTGGTTCCAGGTACTCAAATCCGAAAATGTCACCACGCCGGATAGGTTGATCTGTGTGCTGGTGATCTCTGTTCCGCCCGCCGTCAGCTTGATGGTGCTGGAAGTGCCGCTGGTGGAAGCCGTTAGCTTAATTTCGCTCACCGTCTGTTTGATCTCGGTCTTGGTTTCGGCGGTGGTCAGATAGTCCCCGGTGCTGGCCGTCCAGGCAGTGGGTGCATTGCCCATCTGCACCATGGGGTGCATGATGGTCAGGTCATTGGTAACGGTGGCGTTATCGTTCGCGGTACTCACAAACAGGCCGTCAGCATATCCATCGGCAGTAGCCGTAAAGGCTGCCCAGCGCAGCTTCCAGCCATTATCCAGCGCAATGTCCTGCTGGGCCTGCTTGAACGCGGAGCCGTAATAGCTTTTTGTGCCGCTGCTGCTCTTGGTCTCGAACTGCAAAAACAGGCTGTCGGTGCCGGAGTTGAGCTTGTACAGCACCGATGCGCAGTAGGTCATGCCCTTGGCAATCACCAGCGTTTTGTCCGCCCCAAAGTGGAAGCGGGTGTTCCGGGCCTTGTTCGTCACATGGACGGATTCGCCGCTGATCGTGTATGTTCCTTTTTTGCTCAGGTCGTTGCCGCCTGCATCCATGGACGCATTGTTCCAGTTATCCGTTTCGGTAATAATGTTGTTTCCGCCTGTGATCCGCTGGGTCACGGTCTGGGTGATGCTGTCGGCTTTCTGGTCAATCGCGGATACCGATTTTTTGACCGTCTTGAACTCCTGTTTCGTGCTGTCAAGGTCATCCGAAATGGTCGTGGTGGTTTGTTCCAGACTGCTGACTTTGGTGCTGATGCCGTCCGCCTTTTGGCTGATGTTGGAGACATCTTCTTTCAGGCTCTCCACCGTTGCTGTGGTGGCATAATCCTGCAGCTTGCTGTCAACGGCATCATTGGCAGCGCTGGTGGCGGTTTCCTTCACGTTGGCCGTTACCGTTTCGGTCACTGACTTTGTGACCTCGGTTTTGATCTCGTCAGCGGTCTGCGAAAACAGGCTTTTGGCGCTTTCCTGCGTCAGGTAGTCGCCGCTGCTGGCGTTCCACGCGGTCGGCGCGTTGCCGTATTGCAGCATGGGGTGCAGCAGCTCAAGCTTATTGGTGCAGTTGTCATTGCTGTCAAACTCGACAGTTTCTAGAATGCCCGTATAGTTATGGCGGGGCGTCCATGTACCATACCGCAGCACCCAGCCGTCCGTCTGCTCAATTTCGAGCTGGTCAGCGGTTTTTATGGAGGCAATGTAATTTTGTCCGTTATCGCCCTTGAACGCAATGCCCATCCGCAGCGCATCAGTGCCGGAAATGAGTTTGTACATGACGGACATGCATATAGTGACGCCCTCGGTGATATGAGCGCCAACGGTGTTGAACTTGAACCCGCGGCATGTGTTCGCATTGGTGATTGTTGCACTGCCATCGTCGCCATACACAACGCTGCTGTCAATGCCAACATAGGTGGCATTTTTGAAGCTCTCGCTGCCCAGGATCAGGTTCCCACCGCCGGTGATTTTGGTGTCTTTTTTCACCTCCGCCGAAAGCCCGTCCACCGTCTGTTTCAGCTCGCTGTAATTGCCGGAAAGCTCACTCGCGGTCACGGTCAGGCCGTCCACGCTGGTCTTGATCTCCAGCATTTTGCCGGTCAGGTTCTTGTAGCTCTGGCTGTTCACCGCGCTGGAACTTTCCCGGCTGGCGCTGCCCACGCTCTCAAAGCTGGCTTTGCCGGAGGAGATTGTGGCGCTCATCAGGTAGGTATCAAACTCCCGCCCGCGTGCGTCCTTAACGTGTACGATCTGCCCGCAGGCAAGGCCGGAACCACTGGGCACGGCCACTTTGCACGGGGTATAGGTCACGCTTTTCAGCACGTTGTACAGGTTTTGGGCAACGGTTTTCAGGTTGGCTTCGGTGCCGGTTGTCAGCAGCAGGTTGCCCTGCACTGCATAGGTGTTGGTGGCAGTGGTGCTGTCGGGGTAAATCACGCCCACGTCACTGTCCGACTGCCGGATCTGGACTTTCTCAATGGCCTTGACCGTGTAGTCCTCGTAGCTCAGGCTGTCAGCATAATAGGCGGTGCTGTTGCTGACGCCGTCCGGGGTGATTTTAGCCGTGCTGCGCTTGTCTGTGTAGGTCAAGAATTGCAGCTTGCCGTCTGCATTCATGTGGGCATAGCAGCCAGCTGCTTCCGCCGCCCAGGAGATGATTTGGCGGCAGGTCAGGTCGTCTGCGTAGAACGCCTGCACGCTGTGGCTACCGTTGATGGGCAGGCTGATGCCGGCAAGCGTGACCCCTGCCCGCTGGCAGGCCAGCTGAACCAGCTGCCAGATGGTCTTGGGGAACTGCGCCTGATTGGCCCGCAGCCAGCCGGAAAAGTCCGCATCCAGCTTGGACATGATGTCGTAGGCCGTGACCTTGTAGCTGTTGCGCTTGGTGCGGGTGGGCTTTTCAGCATAGAAAACGCCCACCTTGGTGCGGTTCCCGGCATCGTCCTGCCGGTAGTAGGTCAGGGCGTCCCCGGCAGTAATTTGCAGGCTGCCGCCCGGGTCCGCCCAGATTTCGGCTTCGATGTAGTCCGAAAACGCAGAGCCGATGGTGAACTCCTGCCCGGCGTTCACCGCAGTGTGCAGCGTCAAGCTTTTGACCGCACTGCCGGGGGAGCCGCCCTTTAACTCGGTGCCGCTTGTGAGAGTGAGAATTGGTTGGAGCAAATATACACCTCCTTTGGTTTTAGTTAGGAGGTAGGAGTGAGGAGTTAGGAGTTCATGGAGTGCGCGTGCGCGCACGGGTTGAAAATTAGGCTGCAGTCCCGTAGGAGCGCACAGTGTGCGCCCGTCGCCTTGCGGTAAATCCTGTTATGGCATCATCTACCGCAAAGCCCCGGAACGGTCAAGACCGTTCCCTACAGAGCTGGACCTTAGGCCCGTTTTAACTCCCAACTCCTACTTCCTACCTCCTAACTCTCAATCAGCATTCAATAATGTTAAATTTAAGGTTCTTCCACTGTTTCGTCTTGGCATTGTGCCAGGCGATACCGTATTTGCTGCAGTAGCAGGTGGTGGTTTCGGTCTCGGTGGAAGAGCCGGCCTTGGGGTGGGTGAACTGGAATGTGGATTTGCCTGCAAACAGCCCGATGATGTACTTGTATTCGTCGTCCGTCAGGCAGCTGTAGGCGATGGGCCAGGTGGAAACCTTTTCCCGCACCACTTCCCGGTGCATGTACCCGGCTTCGTCGCGGCCGGAATCGCTGGAATCCAGGTCGGAATAGCTCGGTTCAATGTCGCAGTCCGGTGCGTACAGGGATTTGCCATCAATCTGGAACAGATTGGTTAAGGTCACGTTACACACCTCCTGTGGCAATGGCCTGTTTGCGCTGCCAGCGCTGTACGGCGCGGCCTACGTCCTCGTCGGTCAGCTCGATGCCGTACACGGCGGAGAGGATCTCCCGCAGCACGGCAACCACGGCTTCAAAGGCCGCCATCTGGCCTGCCTGCAGGTCCTCCATGACCTCGGCCACGGCCTGCTTGATGGTGTCCAGCGGAGCTTCTACGTTGGTGCCGTGGCTCTGGTCGCCCAGCACCGCCAAAAACTCCCGGTTCGCCGGGATGACCGCGCCCTGCGCCAGATACGGAATTTGCGGGGCCGTGACGGTGCCGATGTTGAACCCGAACGACGAGATGCCGGTCAGGTCCGTCACCCAGGACGGCGCATCGAAGGACAGGCTGTTCAGGCCGTTTATCACGGTGTTCAGACCAGATACAATGGCGGAAATCATTCCGTTCACAAAGCCGATAATGTTGTTGATCGCGCCCCGGATGCGGTCGCTGATGACATCCCAAATATCGCTTACGGCGTCCTGAACCACTTGCCAGGCGGCCTCCCAATCGCCCTCGAACACGTTGCGCATAAAGTCGATCACGGCCTGCAGACAAATCAGGCCAATGTCCAGCACGTCGGCCACAATACCGATGGCGTTGGTCACGATGCCGGCAACGGAATTGAACACCTGCGTAAACACCGGGCCGAAGGTGCTTAACAGCCAGTTGGCCAGCGGGTCGATCACATTGTCCCACAGGGCCTTGATGACCGTAGCGATTGCGTTGATCGCGTCGCCGCCCACGGCGATCAGGTCACTGAACAGCGGGGACAGGTGAGTGTTCCACAGCTCAGTCAGGCTGGTGACCAAACTTGCCAGGATTGGGTCAATGACCTCCGTCCAAAGCCGCTGAATAATGTCGCACACATCCTGCACGACTTCACAGAACGCGGTAAAAATCGGGGAGATGTACGTTGTCCAGGTTTCGTTCCAGGCAGTTGCAAGGTCAAGCCATATCTGCTTTACAAGGTCAAGCGCCGGGATAATCCATGTGTTGATAGAATCCGTCAGCATATTGGCCAGCGCGCTTAGGATCGCCGTGCCCGATGTGATCACGGTGCTTACCACGTCGCCGACTACGGGCGCGAGAAGCAGGCTCAACCCGTTTACAAATCCGGGTACAAAATCAAAGACAAAATAGTCCAGCAGCGGAGCCAGCCCGTTTTGCCACAGGTTGGTGAACGACGCCTCCAGCTGCGGCAGCGCTGCCTCTGCGGCGGCTTTGATTTGTTCCCACGCTGCGCTCCACGCCGCTGCGGACGGGGCCAGCGCGTTGGTGAAACGCTGCCATGCGGCCTTGATGCTGTCGATAGCACCCGTGATGCCGCTTACGTCGCCGACCTCGGACAGCGCACCGAACGTGGCGTCTGCGCCGCTTCCACTGCCACCGCTGCTGCTGTTGTCTTTCTCGTCAAGCCGCTCGATTTCATCAAACCCGGCAAGGCTCTTGGCGGCTTTGTCGGTCTGCTTGGCCATACCGCTGGCCGCGGTGCCGACGCTGGTCATCTTCTTGGCTGTTGCCTGCATGCCCGAAAGGCTTTTGCCGGTCAGCAGGCTGATGAGCTTTGCCAGGTAGGCAAACGCCTTGGCGGCAAGGTTCATCACATAGGTCAGCGCGCTGCCCAGTGCATTGACCAGTGGGGCGGCCGCGGTCGCGGCGGCACCCTTTAGGCGGGCAAGTGCCGTGCCGAAACCGTCCGTCTTGGCGACAGCGCTGCCCAGGGCGGAGGTCAATGACCGCAGGGCCGAAGAAATGACGTTGAAGATCAGTGCGCTGAACACGATGCTTTTCAGCCGTTTGGCAAAAACGCCAAAAGCGGAGCTTGCCCGCTTGGCACTGTCACTGGCACCGCCAGTGCTGCTGGCATTTCCCGCCTCTTGGCCTGCCTCCGCCGCGGCGTGCTTTTTGGCAGCCTCCGCAGCGGCTTCCTGCGCTGCAATCTCCTTTTTGGTCGCGGCCACGACTTTTTCGGCGTGATGCGTGGCGGTTTCCGGGCCATAGGCTTTTTCCTGCGCCGCTGCAATTTTGGCGTACTGCTTTTCGATGTCGGCAGCCTGCTTGTTGAAATACTGCTGCATCGCGTCGTCGCCCGCCTGCATTGTCTGGGCGCGCTGCAAGGTTTCAGCTTGGTTCGCTGCGGCGGCCTGCTCCTGCTCCATCCGGCGCGCCAGTTCCGCATGGCGCTGGGTCATTCCCTCCAGCGACTGCCGCTGGCTTTCAAACTCGGCAGTAATTTTGGCCGCTGTGCTGTTTTGCTGCTCCAGCTTGGCTTCCAGCTCCGCAATTTTGGCGTCAGCCTGCGTAAGCTGTTCCGTCAAATCGCTCCTTTTCAGCAGCGCGGTGTCGCTCGGCAGCTGCCCTTTGTCGTGAGCGGCGTGGATCTCACTGTTTACTTTTTCAAGCGCGTAGGCGGCCTTGTCGGCATTGGCGTACGTTTTTTCCAGCTCGGCGGCAGTTTGCTCAGCCTCGGTTTTTGCCTTGCCAAGGCTTTCCGCCAACTTCCCGCGGGTGTTCTCGGCGGCAACGATGGTTTTCTCCAATGCCTTGATCTGCGCGGCAGTGTCTCCCGCCTGCGTCATGATTTTGGCCAGTTCCTGGGTCAGCGGCTTCAGAGCATCGCCCAAACCGCTGGCTTTTCTGCCGTCAAAGGTCTTTTCGATGGATCGCCCCAGCTTGTCCATTGTCTTTTGCAGGTCGTTGCCGCTTTTTACGACCTGCACCGTGTTCAGGCTGGTGTCTATGGACACTTTCGGCATAAACGGCTCCTTTTTGTATCATGCTTCGCCTAAAAGCGCCAGAAGGCGCTGCTTTTCGGCTTCTTCCTCTTTGGTAAGCTGCGGGCGCAGGTCAACGATTTCCTTGTTTTCGCGGTAAAACTGCTGTTCCCATTTTTCGAGTTTTTGCCCTTTTGCCAGCTTATGGCGGATGCCCACCACCGTGGCAAGCGGCCCGCTGCCGATGTTCATAAAGTAGGCAATGAATGTCCACCAGTGCAGGTAGGGCAGCGCCCGTACCTCGCACCCGGCGACCTTGTTCACGCCGCCCACGATCAGCTCTGCATCCTGCTGCCAGTCGATTTCCCGTTTGGCTCCGGGCTTGCCCTGCGTTTTGCCGCAGGCGATAAACTCCGCCATCCGCTCGGCAGCTTCCTGCCGGTTTTGCGCGGGGATGTCCCGCCAGTTTTCGTAAAACAGCGCCATGGCAATATACCACCGCTCCTGTTCGTTATCATCGGTGTTCTGCAGGTGGTCGATGATGTCCAAAATATCGCGGTAGTCGGTATGCACGGCATATGGTTTCCCGCCAACCGTCACTGTGGTCGGCAGCGTCCAGCCCTGCATTATTTCTTGGCCGCAGCGCGGCGTGCGGCGCGGTTTGCCTTTGCCGTCTGCACGGCTTTGTCGGCTTTTTCTTCCATGCTGCGTTCTGCGCCTTCCCGGATGATCGGCGTCAGGGCGTCCAGCAAATTCGTCACCACACGCCTTCCGTTGCCTGCGACCGCCGCAAGGTTCACGCCATGCAGGATCTCGTCAAAGTCGTTACCCGCGCCAAAAACGCCGTTTAATACCTCTTTAATCTTCCGGTCATACTCGGCCAAAACGGCCAGTTCCGCGCCAACGCGCTGGTTGTCATCCGGGAAATCAGCCTCGATCTGTTCCATTCGCTTCTGGGCTTCCGCGTCCAGCTCGGTCAGGGTGGTTTCGGCTGCAAAAAAGCGGTTGTACACGTTGGGGTCGCTGGGGTTGAAGCGCAGCACGCCGCTGCCGTTGATCTCAAACTCCTGGACGCCGGTGTCAATGGTAAGTTGTTTCATCGTATAACCTCCGTGTTTTATTGCCCGATCAGGGCATCACAAAAGCGCCCTTGCTCATTCGCAAAGGCGCTCATTGTCATGCTCTCATCAGGTCGATGCTGTAAAGGTCTTTGTGCTGACGTTGAAGGTACCGGTCGTTTTAACGCCCGTGTAGTGGACATTGAACGGGATCTGGTAGCCGGTGGTGTCGCCGCCGTAGCTGCTGACTTCAACGTAGCATTCCTCTTTCACGGCGGGGTACGCACCGGAAGGTTCGGTTTCCCACAGTTTGACCTCCACAATGTCGGTTTTCAGGTCATCCAGCACCAGATCACCGTCAATGATGGCCTGGAGCTTTGTAAACAGCGGGTCATCCTTTTCGGCGTAGTACGGGGCAACTTCGCCCTGCTTCTGGTAGCTGTCGATGGTCACCGACGTTTCGCCCATGATGTTGCTTTTCTTTTCAACATTGGCCGAAAGCTCCGGGCTGTACTCTTCCAGGTCTTTGCCAAGGCGTACATAGGCTGCCGTACCGGTATCCCCCGCAAAGACGGTGTTCAGGTAATGCGCCATATACTTGCGTTCGATTTTCACTGGATCAGTTCACCTCAATTTTCAATTTTTCGCTTGAATGTGACGGAAAGCACTGCCATGTACAGCGCGGTGCCGCTGTCCTCGGCGCTGTACAGTGTACCGTTCTGGGCCTGCGCGGTGGCTTTAGTTTCGGTATTGCCAAAGTTCGGCACAAGCCCGCGGGCGCTCTGTTCCTGTACCCAGCGCTGGAAGTCCATCACCCAGCTTGCGTTGGCGCGGGCTGCCGTGTCGTCCTGCAGGGCCTTCTCAAACGTAAAATACAGGCCAAAGTTATAACGGTCGGTTAGCGTCACGTTTCCGAGAATATCCTCTCTGCGCTCTACCTCCACCAAGCCCTGTGGGAACACAAAGCCCTGGTTGGGGATCTGGTCGGTATAGTCCACCTGGCAGCTTCCCAGAATATCGTAGCCATCGTAGGTTTTCAGCCATTCGATCAGGCATTCAAGGTCTGTCATTTCAGCATCCTCCTCATGTAGCGCGCAAGGTCGGCGGCCATGGCGTCGCCCTCGGCGGCCATAACGGCTTCATCCCAGCGCGGCCCGGCCAGCGGGTTTTTGGTATGGGTATAGTTCAGCGACTTTCCGCTTTTGCTCATGCCGTAATACAGGTACCGCGCCTGCGGGTTATCCGTCACGATCTCCGGCACATGGGTGTCGGTCTGCGCGATCGTCAGCTTGATGGTTGCGCCGGTGCGGTACGGCATATACTTCTGGATACGCCGCAGTACATTTGCGGTATGGAATTGCTGCACCGGCCCGTCCCGCCCAAGGCCGAGCGCTTCCACCCAGCCCTCGCCGTCCGGGATGTCCACGGTCACCCTGCACTTCATGCCCCTGCCTCCACATGGCACGGCTGCCCGTGCCAGTATTTCTGTTCCACCCAGGTTACGGTCGTCACGTCGTAGTCGCTGGGCAGCAGCGCCGCCCACTCCTCACGGGTCGTGATTTCCGGCCCCTCGCCCGCGACCACACGGTCGCCGGGCTGCAAAACATAGGTGCCGTCCATGCCGGTGTCAACTGTGGGGCTCACGCGCGCGGCGGTCTTTTGCGGGATAATAAGCAGGTACCCCGCGCTGTGTGCCGCGCCAGTCTTGTCCACCGCCACCGTGCGGCGGGTTTCATAGTGTACCCCCTCCAGCACGGCGCGGCGGCACTCGAACGGGTTGAACGTCGTGTGGTACACCGTCACGGTCATCGTGCACAGCGGGTAAGTCAGGGTCTGGTCCCTGGCAAAATATCGCTGCATTTCAGCACCCCCTGTAAATGTCGGCGTACAGCCCGGCGCGGCGGTACAGCTCCGCTGCCTGCGCGGCGGCGCTTGTGTCCGGCGCGGCCACCGCCGCGCGGTTCTCACTCACATTGCCCACGCTCACGCTCTGCACCGCGCCGCCCGCGTCCTGCAGCTGCGCAAACTCGTACAGCGCCTCGGCCATGGCGCACACGGCCATATTGCGGCTGCCGGTCTGCGGGTAGCTGACATGGTAGATGCGCTCGTACCGGTTCATCTGGGCCTCGGCGTCGCGGCACACCGCGTCCCACGCATCGGCCGGGATCAGGCTGCCGCAGTAGGTTTCGCTGTAAAAATTAAAGTCAGTCATGGGCCTTCTCTTGTTCGGCATCCGCTTTTTTGCGGGCGGCTTTCGGCGCGGCAGGCTTCTCCTGCGGCGCGGGCGTCGGCTTCGGCAGGATATACCCGATCGTCTTGCTCATCAGCCCACCGCCTTGTGGTGCGCGTACACGCCTGCGGTCTTGTTCGCGTAGATGTCCGCAATGCCCACCATGCGGTAGCCGAAAATGTACCCGTCGCTGTCGGGGTTCACGGACGGCTCAATGATCTTGGGCGCGGTGTGCTTGGTGTACTGGATCACGGCGGGCTTGTGGATCACCATAAAGTTCAGCTCCGCCGCGCCGTCGCCTTTCGTGTAGCCGCCCGCGCTCTCGGTGCTCGCGCCGGAAAGCTGCTTGATGGCGGTGTAAAAGCGGGTCTGCGGCACGTCGGTGATCTTGGCAAAGTTGTTCAGCACCTCGCGGCTCTTGGTGGTGTCCAGGTCCTGTACCATGCCGTGCAGGCTGGGCGTGATGAACAGGTAGCGCTCGGTCAGCGGCACCTCGGCTTCATCCAGGGCGGTGCTGGCTGCGCGCAGCGCCTGCAAAACGGCGCTGCCGTCCGCCAGCGCGCCTTCCACCTTCGTGACTCCGGTTTTGCCGTAGTAGGCGGCAAAGCGGAAGGCATCCAGCTCCGGCACCACCTTGGTGCGGATGAACTCGGCGCTCAGGCGGCCAAAAGCAAGCCCTGCCGTTTCCAGGTCATCCATGGTGTCCACGGTAAAGCGGCGGCCGCGGTCAAAGTTGCACTTGACCGTTTCGTTGGTCAGGGTCACATCGCCCTGCACATAGCCGCTGTTGCGGCTGTAGTCGGCCAGGCCGTCCATCGTCATCATGGGGATGATCAGCTCGTTCGCGTTCGCGCCCTGCCTTGCCAGGTCGGACGCGCCGTCCAGCATGGCGGTCAGCGAGGCGAGCTTGTACACCTCGTCCAGCTTGGGCACATAGCTTTTTGCCAGTTCGATTGCATTTGCCATAGGGCATTCCTCCTATCAGTTGTCGATGGGCAGGCCCATGGCCTGCCGCATCGCGGTGTCGGCGTCGGCCCCGTGCAGCGCGGTGCTGCCGGTTCCGGCGGCGTAGGGCGGCGGGGTTTCGCCGCTCTCAAACAGGTAGCCGCTGTCCTTTTGCAGCGCGGCCAGGGCGGCGGTGATGGCTTCGTCCTGCTTGTCGCTGCCTTTCAGGGTATCCACGTCCAGCAGCGCGCGGATAGCCTTGGCGCTGCGCCCGTGCGCGGCGGTGATAGCGGCGTCCAGCTTGCCGTCAAACTGCACGGCGGCCACGCGCTCGTCCGCGTCCTTGCGGGCCTGGGCGGCCTCCGCCTTGTACTTCTCGGCATCGGCGCGCAGGGCGTCGATGTCAACGTCCTTGTACTTGTCGTTGGCCGCGGCCAGCGCGGCTTCAGCTTCGCTTTTGGCAGTGTTGGCGGCCTCCAGGTCGGCCTTGGGCGCGTAGTCCGCCGTCAGCCTGGCGGTGATCTTGTTGTCAATGTCCTCGGTGTAAGCATCACCCAGGATCTCTTTCATCCATTCGATCATGCGGGTCTGTCCTTTCCTTATATATGGTGGGCTTACGGGTCTGGCGCGGCAGCTTGTCCCGCGGGCGGTTGCGGTGCGGCCACAGCCGTGGGCCGGGCGGGGTATAGCTTTGCCCCGGTCCGCTGGGGCCGGGGCGGTTCGGGGGTGTACGGTTGTGAGGCATAAAGGCATCTCCGTATCAAAATTTAAGCATCAAAAAAGCACCCCTTAATTGGGGTGCAAGCGGCAATTAAATTGGGTTTAATCCTCATCGTGCGGACCAAAGGCAATGCGTTCATCTTCTTCTGTCCACAGACCGGCAGCCTTCAAAAGCTCCATAGCAACAGTCGCATTTGAACGTGCAGGGTCTGGAATCCAGTCGAAATAACACGGCTCAGGGTCATCGTCCGTGTAAGGGCGCGCCTTGGCAATATTTCCACGCCAGCGCTCAATTTCTTTTGGTGTGGCCGGGTTATCCCGAAAAGCGGAGTCCATGTTTATCACCATCCTGCCGGAGTTCGTTTGCAAGGTCGATGCGCTGTTTCAGTGCTGTTTCAACTTTATTTGCATCTTGGCTCTGATATAGAGGATATTTTTCAAGCAGGCCGTCCATCCAGCGGTTGAAGTTCTCCTTCTTGTATCCGAACACCTTTTCACAGGTATGCAGTGCGCCATCATGCCCAACTGCGCCGATGCCTTTCATGTTGTCGTGTTTGGCCAGCTGGAAAATATCCTCTGGGCTAAGTATACCATTGCTCGCGTGGTTGTGCAAGGAATAATACGGGACCTGAAGGTCTTTCACTTTAACGCGCATTTCCTTCAGGTCGCCCACTTCCCAGCTGCATTGCCCGTCCTCGGTAAAGGATACCGTAGCCTCGGTGCCCAGCGGCAGGTCTTTCACCTTCGTCAGCAGGTCGCGGGCATAGCCCTGCGCCGCCGTGTTGGCTTTGTTGCTCAGCCACCGGAAAAACGGCTTTGGCACAGCCTGTATCGCTTCGTCCGTGACGGTGTGCAGCGCTTGCCCGCCCAGGTCGGACGCTTTGGTGCCGGAGCTTTTCTTATACTCCCACACTGCCTTGTTCGCCTCGCTGCGGCCAAAGCCTGCCGTTTGCAGGCGCTCGGTGCGCGTGGGCAGGCCCGTCGCTTTGCAGAACTTGCCGTATTCGCTTTGCAGCACCCGCAGGCGGATCTGGTTGTTCTTCAGGTTTTTGGCGTCGCCGGTTTCGCGGTTCATCAAAATGTGGCGCTTGCAGGTGCGGACGGCGTTTTCCAACCGGCTCTGCTCCTGCCCAGCCTCGTACAGCGTGTAGTGCTGCCCGTTGTAGGTCACGCCGCGCTCGTTGGCGTCGGCAAGCTCCCGCAGCTGTTCCTCGGTGTACTGCGGCGCGTTCACGCCCAAAATGATGGGGCTGGCCGTGTGGCCACAGTTCAAATGCCCAATGCGCCGCTGTAAGCTGTTGTTCAGTTTCTCGTACTCGGCGTCGCTGTACTGTCGCCCCTGGTACGGCTCATGGTCGGGCGCGCACGCCAGGTGCGCACTGATCTCCCAGCCGTCGCAGCCAAGCTCATCGTGCGTCACCTGTTGCACCTCGTCGTCCAGTTCACCCAGCTGGTCCATCAGGTAGCGGCGGCAGGCGTACTCAATGCCCACGCTGCGCCCGCTTTTCTGTTCAATGGTGCGCAGGCCGCGCTTGGCCAGCGGCGCGCAGGCGCGGCGGATGGCGGTCTCCGTGTCCAGCGCGCCCGTCACGGTCTGGCGGAAGGCAAAGTCCAGCGCCTTCGCGTAGGCGTCCTGGATGGGCAGCACCTTGCCCTGCGGCGTGTCCGCCCACAGGTTTTTTAGCTGCTCGGCGGTCTTTTGGCGGCTCATTTTGGCGTAGCCCTCTGCGATCTGCTTCAGGCTGCCGTTCGCGGTCAGGGGTGTGCTGTTGTCCAAAATGTAGTCGAACAGGCTGTCGATCACCTTGTCCTGCGCCTTGATCTGCCTGGCAACAGCGGCCTTGATCGCCTGCTTGCTCTCGCCCAGCGCCTGCGCGCGGTAGATCTGGTATTCCGCCGTGTCGGTAATGGCGCCGGCGTCTTTGATGCGCCGGGCAATGTCCTTCAAAAGCTCGTCGATCACGGGCTGCGTCAGGGCAAGTGCCGCGTCGCTCAGGCCCTCGCGCTGTGTGGCGGTCATCGCTTATCCCTCAGCTTTCCATGTCCTGCATCGTCGGCATATACTTTTGCCGTATGGCGGCAAGGTCCTCCTCGGTATCGCACGGCAGGTCAAACTTCCACGCCAGCGCAAGTTCCGGGCGCAGCATTCCCTGCTGCACCATGGCCAGCCGGTCGGCCCATTCCTTGTCGGCGTCGTACAAAACGCCGTTGCCCCACGTCACGTTCAAAACCTCTGTGTCCCAGGCCGTGCCGTCGCACAGGCGGTACGCCTGCCCCAGCTGGTCGGCCAGGCGCAGCGCGGCCTGCAAAGCGTCATAGTAAAGGTTCTGGAACTCAATGATGGACAGGCTGTAATCCCCGGCGCTGGAGTTGATCTCGGTGGCCGTTTTGCTCACGGCCTCGGCGTCGGACAAAATGCCGCGCTTGACGCCCAGCAGGTTCTCCACGGCCTTCAGGTAGGCCTGCCGCCGTGCTTCGTAGTTTTCGTTGCGCAGCGCCGGGGCAAACGCCGTGATCCCCACCGTCTGTTCGCTGCCCTCCAGCCCAACGAACAAGTCGTCCCGCAGGCGCTTGCGCCCGTTCCCCGCTGTCAGCAGGTCGGCGCTGGCGGCAATGCGCATCCGGCCCAGTTCAAACTCCCGCGCCAGCTGGTACTCGTTGCGGTTGATGTTGTGGATCAGCCCCATGGCAGGCTCATACACGGCCACGCCGTCCGGGCTGCCGTCCACACAGTTGACTGTCGGCATTTTCAGCGCCACAAGCCCCAGCCCGTCAAGAGGCGCGGGGTAGGTGTAGGCGTCGGCCAGCCGTTCGTACTGCGCCAGGCTTTGCAGCGGCACCCGCCGCCCCAGCGTTGCCTTGTTGTCAGCCTGGTACAGCCGGTTTTCTATCGTAAGCCGCCCGTCCGGCCCCGTCGTGCGCCGCTCCACCAGCGTGTAATATTGGCGGTCGGCCACCACGCTTTTTTCGCAGCAGGCCAGGTCGGTCACGCGCCCGTCCGGCGCGCGGCCCAAGATCAGCACCGCGTCGCGCCGGATCACCTGCCACGTCAGGCCGTCCGGCGCAAACACCGGCTTGGCCCACGTCTCGCCGCCCACCATGCACCATTGCAGCAGCTCGCGCTTTTTGGCGTCGAACGCCTGCCGCGCGCGGTCCAGGTATTGCAGCTTGGGGGTGCCGGTGTTTTGCAGGCTGCTGTCGTACTCCGCAAACACCGCCTTGCCCAGCTTGTTCACCACGGCGTAGGGGATGCGCTGGCAGGGGTCCTCCTCGTCCGGGGGCACCCGGCTGAACCAGGCGTCAAACCATCCGTCGATGGCGCGTCGCATGGCGTCGCTGGTAATGTCCGGCATTCCCAGCGCCTGTTCAATGTTCTCAATTCCGCGGCTGTCCGTCAGCGCCCGCAGCAATGCGTTCATCGGCTTGCTTCTTCCTTTCCTGTTGTGGTCCTGTCAAGTACTTCTTAAAGCAGCGCGGCCACAGGCAGTAGGGGTCTGCGCTGCGCCACGGGCAATGCTCACAATATTTCGTCACTTTCATGCGGCGGCGCGCCCTCCCGTTCCGTGCGGCACCCGCGCCCGATCTGCCGCAGGGCAAACCGCAGCGCCCGGTTCTCGGCGCTCAGCTCGGCAATGGTCTGCCGGGCGGCGGCCAGCCGTTTGTCGGTGGCGGCCAGCTCGTCCAGCAGCAGCTCGTGCGCGTAGCGTGGCAAAAACTTCTCGATCATCCAGCGGTGCAGTCGGTTCATGGCAGGCTCCTATCATAAAGGTATAAAAAATTCCACCCACCCTCTTGCAAGGGTGGGCGGTGCGGTATTTAGTTGGTTACGCTTTGCCCAGCAGCGCGTTCTCGGCGCACTGGCGGTAGTGGGCTTTCTTGGCCTTGCCCGCCGTTTCCGTCATGGCCAGCCACATCTGGGCCAGCTTCAGGCGGCTGTTGTTGCGGCGGGTCTCGGCTTCCATCTCGGCAATGCCGGGCGCGGCGGGGGCCGCGGGCAGCGCCGCAGG